TCCTAGTATTATTATAAGCACTCAAGATACTAGAAGCAGCATTACCTGCGCTTGTACCGATGTTACTCCAGAATGCAGCGGAAGCGTCAGAAGCGTTACGAGCAGCAAGCCAAGGATACTGAGCAGCGTTAGCGTTAATCTGTCCTGCTGTACCACCTAGGTTACCGCCCATTGTGATGAGTTCTAGAGGTGAGCGACGGATACCTTCAACAGCCGAGGAAGCCTTGAAGTAACGGTCGAATAGACGGTCTTGCTCCTGCGCCCCTGCTTGCTGGGCTTGGATACGAAGCATATCGTCTTCTAGACGTTTAGCTTGCTCATAAGAGTAAACGTCTCTTGCACCAGTAGTAGATTCCCAGTTACCAGTGTTGTACACGCGCTCTAGAAGCTGGTTAGTCTGAGCTTGGTCGTAGGGCATCTTGTAGCGTTTAATAGTATCATAGTAATTCTGGGAATAATTACCAGTATTAAATTTGTTGTAGTCGCTTAATGCTCCACCTTGGATACCTTCAAACTGGGCAAGCATCCTTTGCATCTCCGGGGATAGAGTACCCGTAGCAGTTGTACCGTTAAACGAAGCTGACCCAGTAGGGCCACTTACGTTGTACGGTTTGAACTGAGCAGCAGCTTGAGCTTGCTGCGCTGCTTTCTGCTGACTATCCAAAGCACTCTTATTACCCAGATAGGAGATACCTCCCGATACAGCACCACTCAGAATATCTGGTGCTGCACTCTTTAGAATATCTGTAAACCATCCCATATTTGATGTACCTCCGGCGGCACCTGTTGTGCCTCCTACTTTTGTAGCGAAGTTTCCTAACCCACTTAGGGCGGAACTTGCTAGGCCGCCCGCTGTTGTTGCTGCTCGTCCAGCGTAAGCTGCTGGATAAAGATTATTAATACTAGAAAGTGGAGCAGCAGAACCTAGTGCCTTTAAACCAGCAAAGGCACCGCTAAGGGTGCCTCCACCGGGAAGATTAAGGACGTTGGTTGGGATACCCACCTTGTTGAGAAGTCCTCCGCCAAAGTACCCACCTAATGCTCCAGTGAGTCCGCCTAGGACACTCTTACTTCCTAAGCCTCCAGTGATACCTCCCGCTAGGGCGCCACCTAGTGGACCACCTAGAACACTACCTAAGGCTGTAGCTCCAATACCTACAATTTTACCGGGAAGTGTTGAGAAGAATCCGTTCTCTTTCTGTGATTTTCTCTGTATATCTCTCCAGTACCAGTCAAGAGCGTTGGTTACCCAAGTAGGATCACTAGTAGAACCGGGATTGTTCTTAGCGTATCCTTGAATACCTGATAGAATTCCCTTGTTGTACGCTGTCGAAGGATTGGCTGCTACTTGCTTATAAAATTCATAGACTTTACTAGAGTCGCGAGGAAGCCCTTGGCTATCTAAGCCAGTACCCCACTGTGTATAGTTAAAGCGACTGTAAGCCATCAGGGTATTTCTTTTTCTATAAGCCTGTCTAGTTTATCTTCGATTCTTTCTAGTCTATTATAAAGCGTTTCTGCTACTTCCTTTGTGTGCCTACCTTCCGCTTCTAGGGTAGTTACCCTAGCATCCATCTTGTTACCCCATTGAAACAATCCTAGAACTATCATTACGGTTGTCATAAGGTGCGAAAGATTTATTCGTTTATCTAGACTCCAGTGGTGTTTAATGTCTTCCATATCTACCACCATTTTATAAATACTAACTGGATATTTTTCATGTAACTCACCACTCGATTGCGTTGACTTCAGCTTCGGTTGTAGCAGCCTCAATAGCGTTTTTAAGCTGCGCCTGCTTGGCCCACACCATTTGCTGAGCTAGGAATACCGCAGCACCCATTTGGGTGAGTTCTGCTATGGTGAGAGTACGGTCCTTGTTGTCGTAAGTACGCCAAGGAATAGCTGGAGGAGTAGGTATTCCTAGCGAGCCAGCTTCCCTAACCATGCTGAGAGCACTCGCTATACGGTTAGAAGTTTCTTCGTTAGCATCCCACAAGTCTCCACCCCAAGAAGCTACTAAAGTTTTTAAGGCTGCGTTTCTTTTAATAGTTATGTAATCAGAACGATACTTTTTAACATCGTCTAAAGAAATTACTGGCCTATTTAGTTTGGATTCCTCTACTAAAGTCTCTTGACCATTAAGATAAACTTTAACTTTACTCATGATTTTTTAATTCCATATAAACTAAGGTTCCCACTAATTGTTCCGGTAGATGGAATGATTCTAAAAGCGTTACAAGAAGTGTTAGTGGCCCCCCATACATGAAGACTTCCTTGAGAAATACCAGAACCAAAGAAAGCTAACATCCCGTAGACATTAGCTATGGAACCCATATCTAGGTTTAGATGTGCGTGAGTTTTATAAATAGATGTAAACCCTGTTCCAAAAATTACTTTGGAATCTCCAGTAGAAGCACTAATGGTACTATCTAATCCATTAGACGAGGCCAGGGCTCCCCATCTAGCATGTACATTAGAAGTGCTTCCAATCCACGTAGAACCGTTGTCGGCCGAAAACTGTGCCCATAAATCTGCTGTAGTCGAGTGTGATAAGTCGTTAATAACTACAAAATATCTTTCATACGCCGAGGTAATATAAGTAGCGTTCCATGAAACAGAGGAAGCTCCAGAAGCAGGTACTCTATTTAATAGAACTAGACTACCTCCATGCGCTGCTGGCAGTGCTGTAAGATTTGCTGCGCTACCGTTACTATCTAGTTTGGAGTTAACTGCTGTCTGAATAGCAGCAAACTCAGCATCTACTTCGCTACCTAGAATTAGTTTTGAAGGATTGCCTGTTGCAAGAGCATCCTTTACCGAGAAGTCTGTAATGGGAGTATAGTTAGACAAAGTGGTTCTCCTTAGTGGCTGATACGACCACGTTTGATAAATAGGTCAATCTTTTGAATAGAAATTTCTTTACCGTTGATAGGGATAGTTACACCAATCCTAAAGAATTGTCCGTAACGTCCTAGTTGGAATCTACTATTAGCTAATTCTCTAGCTGAAGCGTTCCACTCGTCTACACCCCACTCTGCCAGTCCCCACTCTGCTGTTCCAGTTGGAGAGTTAACAGTTGTAGTACTAGTATTTTCTGTAACATTATAATCAAATGCCCAAGTAAGAGTAGGCTGGTAAGTACCTCCACCTACAGTGGTTAGGGTAGCTTTCTTAGGAATCTTGTAGAACGTTCCAGCTTGCTCCTCACCTGACATATCAATCCAAGGACTCTTGTACTTAAGTGTGTATCCGTATTCATCATCTAGGTAGGAAGAGTAGGAACCAATAACTCCGTTCCCTACTGTACCTGTGCTGCTCATCTCCCGCACACCGACGTACATTACTCCATCTCTACCCATAGCGACTGAAGCAATAGAACCGTACCCTGTCCATTTGGACACACGAATCATCCCTTCAGATGGAAGTTCGTTGTATTGGTGAAGATTCTTTACGTCGAAACAGTAGATAATTGGAGAAGTACTGGAGGGGATAATAAGCAGGTAAAACCCCTCAATAGGGTTGTAGCAAGAACGAATCTCGTTAGCTGCTCCTGCTGTAGTGTAAGCTACAAGGTCATCCCGGACATTAGTTGAGATATCCTGAAGTGGAGACTTGGTTGTTACAAGGGACTTCTTAAGTGAACGTACACCTGTTTCACTAAGGAACAGGATATCAGTACCAACACCTTGTACGGAATCCCTAGCAATACAACCTACTCCCTCGATAGCGTCTTGTAGAACAAACGCACCAGAGGTAGCAATATTCTCAGCACCGTCATAGACAAGGATGTTTCTCCGTCCGAATACGATTAGCTTATCTTCCCACACCGCCATAGCAGTGATGTAATCTTTACCTCGGGGCCAGTACTGGAGCGTGCTGAAGGACCCTGCACCACTAGCTGTAGCCCACTTAGTCTCATCTAGGATAGCGGAGTACTGAACTGTGTATCCGTCATCCTTGGTAGCCCAGATACGACCAAACGCAGAAAGGCACACATTCCCATCAGGAATGGTGCCACCATCTGAGACAACAATATCAGCGAAGTTACCGCCTGCTGTAGATACAATAGGGGGATGATTCAGTTGCCAAGCAACAACTTTGTTACTAGTATAGTTTTGAAATTGCCAGTTGTTGGCTGTGGGTGTTGTGATAGTGCCTGTTCTATCAGTGAGTGTCGTAGTACCAGAATACAACTTAAGGTTACTAGCACAAAGAACAGTAGTACTAGTTTCGGATTCGTAACAAAAGACTTGTTCAATGTCGTAAGCCCCCGGACTACCTGAAGTAGTAAGTGCTGTGAACCCTTTACGAGAAGTAATCTTACCTGTCTGGTCAAAGACAGCGTTTTCCAACTCGGTTGCCCAACCAGAGTCAAGCGCAGTAGACGACAATTGGCTATTTAGCCCTTTGTATCCCGGTGCTTGGAACGTAATTGGAATTAACGGAGTAGGCATTTTAATCTTGATACCAAGTTAGATTTTTGTGGTTGTTGAGTGCGTCAATAGCAATTGCGTCACTTAAAGCGTTCATGTACTGAGCGTTAGCTTCATCGAATACTGCACCACCGTCTTCTCCTCGTTCACTGAGTGCTTTTAGGTAAGCACCATAAAACACAGGTAACCAAGGAAGTTTGATGATTGTAGAATCATCTGACGATGTTTCTAGGTAAGCAGGTTTCTTCTTACCGTACACTGTGATAGTGTACGCTCCGTCTGGAGGAGGGGTAAATCGAAGCTGGATATCTCCGCTGGAGTCTACGCCCTCTACATTAGCTGTAATAGGCTGCGCGTTGCTGTCAGCCATAGAACCAACGATACGGTTGATATCCTCAGTTTTTCTGTTATTAAGAACAATTTCTAGATTGTTAGTTTCATCTAGTATTGACTCAATGCTGAAGTCTTCACCCATCCCTGTAAGGGAATAGGTAGAGGTTCCTGCTACTGTAGTGATAGTGACACTTGCCCTAAGAGCATTCCAGTCCCAAGTATTGGAGATATCTTGTACTGTCTCGTTGACAAAAGAAGCAATTAGTTTGACGTAATCACTCGCTCCGCTCAGTGTCGCTACTTCGCTTTCCCTTAGTCTTACCAGAGTTCTGTTCACCGCTTGAAGGAATGTTACCGCCATCTACTTGCTCCTCGATAATTTCGTAACCGATTCCGTAGAATCGACAAGCTTCTTTTATGTATTCAAATTTCTCTGGATTTAGGATTTGAACTAGCATAAACTTACCTTACCACGCTGGACGACCTACTAGCACTTTAATGGTTGTACCAGCAGCGAAGTCTAGTGCGCTAGCAGCATTAAGGTTACTAATACGGATTGTTAGGGTGTTAGCTGCACTGACATAACCATTAATATCTGCATCAACTGTTTCACTTACGCTTAGTGATCTAAATAGAACAATGTCACCTAGAGCTAGACCTGTGATTGTGTATGTCTGTGTGTCTTCACCACCTGCCGCAATAGAAGAGGGGTTTGCGCCAGTGATTGAGATAGCCCACATATCAGTGAATAGACCTTGAAACTGCTGTGAACCTGCCTTTGTTACGGTTGCTGTACCCGCTGTTGTAAATGCCATCTGTATTTCTCCTAAGAAATAATATTAGTATCAAAAAGAGGAGGGGATTGCTCCCCTCCCCTCCAGCTTTATCAGGCTGAAGCAAACCTTTTAGAGTTAGCGTATTTTCCATCTTTCCAAGCCTTTTTAACACGCTCAGAATTTGTAGATGGTTTAGTTGCAAAGTCTTTCATAAACTCCTCCATCTTAGCTTTTCGTCTTTCTCCCATAAAAGGATAGATAGCTGCTATGATTGGATAAGCTTTTGAGGAACAAATCTGCCATTCATATGAAGTTTTATGCTTAGGGTTTTCATGAACTTTAACGTACATCTGGCCCCCAAACATAGACACTATTTTCTCAATAATATCTTTGTCTGTCATTTTAAGCATTGTTCTCCACTGAACGCACCGTTTGTCTTTTGGTTTAACACCACTTAGACAACCTTCTCCTTCAAAAAGACCAGCAAACCAAATAACGTTTTCTCTACTTAGGTTCATAAGTTAGCTTGGGACCACGAAGGCAAGACCGGCTGTAGCAAGGCTGTTGGTAACGGAGCTACCATCGCGGAGACGACCAACACCATAGATAGTATCTGTGGTTAGGAGGTCAGCGAGGTATTCCTGCTTGTACTGGGTCTGCGAGCGGATGCCCAGTTGCTCGATCAGCACCATAGCGTCACGGTGGCCCATCAGGCAGATGCGGTCAGCGCCAGAGTTGCCAGCGACGAAGTCGGCGTTGGTGGAGGCGAAGACAGCCATGCCGTACAGTTGACCGATTTCGCCGTTGCGGATCGCGTCGCCGTTGCCGATGAAGGCTTGCTCGGTGTAGCGAGCCAGACCCATCAAGGTGTTGCGGCTAGAGGGAGGAATGATGAAGAAACGACCATCCATTGGGGTGTCGTTGTCGTCCAGACGCTGGATGGTGCGACGGATCGCAGCATCGGTCAGGGCAGCAGCGTTCGAGCTGGTGCTGTTGTACGCGGTGGTGCCATCAGAGCCAACATATGCCTTGGTGCTTGCAGCACTGGTGGCATAGTCATTGGTGCCGATGGTAGCGCCGTTGAAAGCACGACCCAGTTGAACCAGGTCGGTATCAATGCGCTTAGCCAGAGCGTAACCAGCATCTTCCGTGTAGAAAGAACGCAGCGAGGTCAGGGCTTGCACCTCAACGATGTCTTCGATCAAGCGGCTGTACTCATAGTGCTTGTTGATAGAAACTTGCACTTCGGTTTCAGTAGCGGCGATCAAAGTCACTGCGGTTTCAGCAGCTTTGGCAGAAGCAGAACCACGGGTAGGAGCTGGAATGTGAACGGTGTCACCTTTCTTACCCTTGAAG